TCTGAGAATCTTATAAACATATCATCTTGTGTAGATGTATCTCCAATAGTTGTTTCTGTTCCAAAAAATACTAAGTGTCTATCCGGTGTAGATACTAACATGTGTCTTGATGCAGTTGGTGCACCTGTTATAATTACAGCTCTTGTATCTGTTGCATTTGATGCAACAGAATTCCATTCAAATACAGCACTGTCATGAATTAAACAAATCGCTTTGTCACCAAAATTATCTAATGACCACATACCAGGTTCTAACACTAAATCTCCAGATGCGGCTTCACCCCATGCCACATAATTTGCTGTGCTAGTCACTGTATCTCCAGCGCCATGAGATGCTGCAGTGGTATTTCTAACACCTCTTGTTACACCAGTTAATTCATTAGATGAATTAATACCTGTGTAAGATATCTCTTCTGTTCCTATTAAAACAAAGTTTGTACCAGAATCTGGAAATTGTGAGGGGTCAGCTAATGTAATACCGGTTGTAACAGAGTCATTAATAGCACCTGATAATGTTGTTGTAAAAGCTCCTACCTCTTCACCACCCCAAGTTCCAAGAGACCAACCAAAACCTTTTGCTTGAACTGCTGGCCCTACAGGATAGTAATGTTGAACTCTAATACCACCTGATGTAGTAGCACCAGATCCTGACTCATTTGATGGCATTGTAACAGTAAGTGTTGTACTTGTAGGTACAGTTGTTACCATAAATTTTTTATTATCAAAATCAGACGATCCAAAGTTAGATCCAGTTATTGTGGAAAAATTATCTAATAATATTATATCTCCTGCAGATATACTGTGCTCACTACCAAAAGTTATTGTAACAGCTGATGATCCATTGGTCGTGGTAAATGCACTTGTAAGAGTTGTTGTAGATTTAATAGGATGTATGTCATAAAATACACCACCCGAATATGCATATAAAATTCTATTTGTCCCTATAATTGCATATTTTCTGCCTAGGCTATTTACAAAATGATGAAGTCCACGCCCTGCACCAGTTAGATTACTTTCGCCTAACTGTTTCCAGCCACCTATTTTTTCAGGTGTGCCATATCTAAACCTAACATTATCACAGTCGATCCATTGACCCTCTGCACCTGTAGGTGTTATCTGTTTGTTGATACCCGGTTGAAACCCTATTTTTTGTAGCATATAACCTCATTATATATTAAAAGGCCCAGCTTACAAATGAGTAACGAGTGCCTTTTGTAGTCTCTCTAACTTCATGTGGGTACATAAAATTAGATGGAAATAAAAGTATATCTCCCGTTTTTAACTCAATTTTCTCCCCTCTGCAATAGAATTCAGAGCCCTCATAGTCCTCGTTTAGATTAGCTACAATAGATACTAAAGGCACTCCTTTCATCTGACCATCAAAGATACTATGTATATGATCGTAATGTTCTCTCATCATGGTGCCTACAGGATATCTATTAAAACGTATAGGGCTAAATTTAGATAGCCATGGTCCTTGAGTCTTTTGCCCTGGCACACTATGTTTTTCTTGATATTCAGTTAATGCTTTAATTAAATATGGTGTTATCTTTGCTTGTTGTTCTTTAGTGCAAGGCATTACATCTAATTCTTTTGTTGGTTCTGATGTCATTGTGCCTGCAGCGTAATTATTCCATTTATGTTTTTCCCATATTTTTTTATTGCATTCATCTATCAACGCTTCACATACTTCTTTTGGTATATGATTTTTTACGTATATATAACTTTTAATTGTGCTCATTCATTAACCTCCTTATGTCTAAATGAGTTAGTGATTGTTCTGATCCTATAGCGTCAATACAAAACGTATTGAATGATACACTTATTCTATCTTCTTCACCGTGATTAATTGGTACGCTATGTTTCAACGAAGATGGGAATAATATTAATTCACCTGATTTGCAAGGTAACATAAATGTTTCTGAATTCATATTGTTATATTTTATAGGGTCTAATTTCATACCATCTTGTCTATCTTTAGCAAATTGTATAGGTGGTAGTTTTTCATTTATTTGAAAATACATTACACCAGATACAATACTATTTGGATGCACGTGTTCATGATGTTTAGATCCTTTTGGATTTCTATTAGCCCAACATTGTGTAATGACTAACCTTTGTTTTGTGTTTAAAACATTTGTTGTAAATTTATTAATAGCTTCTCCTAAAAAATTTTTTATATCTTTAAACTCTTCGTTACGTAACAGATAAGAATCATCAGATCTAAAATTACCATTCTGTTCTTGTTTACGATAACTAATAGTTTTTAAGTAAGCTAACTCTTTATCAAGAGATTGTTCGTATGGCACGATTAACAAAGGTGTTGGAAATATCTGTAATAACTCTTCTTTCATTTTATCCAAAAATTACATTCTTTATAAGTGTCTATAATACTTTTTGGCACAATTTCATAAGCATTATAGTCTTCTTTGTAATCACTTATAGCGCCTTCTTTTAAAGTATGCAACCCCTTTCCCATTATAGTGTCATCATAATTTATATTGTTTACTTTAAATTGACCTATATTGTTAAAATCATGTTTGTATTTTGGTATGCTTAAAAATTCATATACACCATTTATTGTGTTTTCTGTGTCTTTAACTAAATCTTTGAAATCAACCATGTGATATAATTCTTTAGGTTGGTGATCTAATAAATGCTTTATACCTACTAGTTCTTTTACTAATTGACCTTCTTTATTCATTAACATATGACATTTTTCTTCTCTCGTTTTTGCTGCATATTGATTAACAAAAGAGGATGGTTCTTTTTCTGACCAAGCTAAAAAGGATCCTAACACCTCTATTACATCTCTAACTAAAACAATAATTTTTATATCTTGTTTAATTAATTTTAAAAATTTTAAATCTTTAGGATATCCCCACGGAGCTCTATCTATTATGTAGTCTTGTTTCCAGTCTTTATAATAATTATTAAAAACATTTTTTGTTACATTTTGTAATGAACCATAGTCTGGAAAATTTTTGAATATATCTGTATTTTGTAGTGAATATATTTCGCCTATAATCTCAGAACAAATACTATTAGCTGTAACTGCAACGTTTTTATTTTGGTTCATGATAGAACCAAATACAGTGTTACCAGCACGAGGTAATCCGTGTAGGAAAAATATGTCTTTCATGTATAGGATAATACTATATTCTATGAGCTTTGTAAACCACCATGATTATCACTTGCGTTTCCAGCTGTTGAGTGGGCTTCCGTCAAATCTCCAAAGTCTGCAGCATCACCTGTTGAGGCTATGGTCACATAATCCATAGTGTCTTTATAAGCAGGTCCGTCTCTTCCAGCCATAAACACTGCTCTAATATTATTAGAAACTGCCGACACACCATTTCTTGTTACAGTTAAATCGCCAAAATCAGTTGCATCGCCAGTGGATGCTATAGTCACATAATCTATAACATTTACAACACTGGAAGTATAACCTCCACCGAATATAGCTCTAGTTGAACTAGCTGATCCACCCATCATTTGTCTTGCAACAGTTAAATTACCAAAATCTGTAGCATCTCCCTCACTTGCAGTTGTAACATAATCTATTACATCTTGGTTTGAAGGAGTATATCCTCCAGCCATAAGACTTCTTGTTGGAGATGATGTAGTATTCGTACATCCTCCACGTGCAACAGTTAAATTACCAAAATCTGATGCATTACCTGATGATGCAAAAGTTTTAAAATCTATAACATTACTAACACTTCCAGTATCCCCTCCAGTCCAAAGACATCGTGTTGTACTAGCAGCCGCTCCAAGATAATACCTTGCAACAGTTACATCACCAAAATCAGCTGTGTTTCCTTGTGAAGCAAGTTCTACTTGTCTTATAGCATTACTAGCCGCTGGGTGAACATAACCAGCTCCAGTCAATCCTCTAGTTGCATTGGATGTACCATTAACTCCATAACCCGCAGCAACATTAACATCTCCAAAATCTGAAGCATTACCTAATGTCGGTATCATAAACATTTCAATTTTTGTTGAATTATACGGACTTGATGATTGTTCTCCACCTACAAGTAAAGCTCTCCCTGATCCAGGCATGTAGTTTACTGATGGGCGTTGAGGAAACGCTCCCTCTTGTGGTAATCCACCACCGCCATTGTCAACTGCTGCAATTTGATAAAATGTAGATGTAAGTGTGTCACCAAAATCTGTGGCATTACCTGTTGTAGCAATATTAACTGTATCAATTGTGTTCACTTGATAACCAAACATAATACCTCTTTTAGAATTTGATGCACCTGCTGCATCTACATAACTTGTAGACGTTAAATCTCCAAAGTCCGAAGTGTTACCTTTGGTTTGTGTCGTTACAAAATCAATAACATTAGCTGCACTTGGATTATATCCACCCGCAAAAACACTTCTTGTAGAATTTGAAAAGGAACCTCTCCCATAAAAACTTCCACTCATATCTCCAAAATCCGTAGCATTACCAGTATGAGCTATTTCAACAGAATCCATAACATTAGTAACTGGATATCGTCCACCCATTATAAAACGAGTATTATCTCCTGTACCAGTGGCCCAAGTATTATTAATTGTTCTATCTCCAAAAATTGAACAATTACCTTGTGAAGCTAAATTTGTATAAACAATACCGTTTACATCATCATTTCCATCAGCAGAAATTGCTCTTATATTATTACAATGTGAAATACTAGTTACTTGTCCTCCACTTACCAGATTTCCAAAATCTGAAAAATTACCTGTTGCAACAGGATTAATAAAATCAATAACATCAGATTGACTAGGAGTTTGTCCACCAAGACATAAAACTCTAGTAAATCCTCCAGCACCTCCAGATTTTTTTCTAGCAACTGATAGATCACCGAAATCTGCTGTGTTACCTGTAGAGATCATATCAACAAACTCAACAACATTAGATTCACTAGCTGCAGGAGTCGTTTGGCCTCCTAGACGCATACCTCTATTACCTGGAGTTTCCCAAGTATTAGCTCTTTGTTTTTGATAAGCCTCTCTAGTATCCCAAATTTTTCCTGAATTAGACATTATCCTTGTAGACCTCCATGTGAGTCTGTAGCTGTGCTAGTCATCTCTTTGACTTCAGTTAAATCACCAAAATCTTGAGCATTACCAGTAGACGCAATTGTTACGTATTGTATTACGTTAATATTTGCAGGCGAAATTCTACCACCAAAACTGACACCTCTTACTTCTGTTGATCCCATTGAATTAGCTGTTTGACCATTAAGTAGATCTCCAAAATCTGTAGCATTACCAGTTGAATCGATAGTTACATAATCAATTACATTCGATGTTGATCCATCATCTCCTCCTGACCATATACCTCTTGTGCTACTACTACAAGAACCAAATCTGTTTCTTGCAACAGTTAAATCTCCAAAATCTGTAGCATTACCAGTTGATGCAATAGTTACATATTGAATAACATTTATATTTGCAGGTGCTGTGTTTCCACCTCCACAAATTCCTCGTGTGCTAGAAGAACATGCAGAAGCAAGTTTAGTTGCTGCTAACATGTCACCAAAGTCTGTAGCGTTTCCAGCAGTCGCTATCGTAAAATATTCAATTATATTTACAAGTGGACTATCACCACCCCAAAACAATCCTCTTGTAGTTGAACCACAACCATTCATTGCTATATTACCCCTTGTTGAACTTAGGTTTCCAAAATCAGCTGCATTACCTAAACTCGCAAATTCTACTGACTCAACCGTATCTACTGTTGGAGTAAATCCAGGTCCATAACCACCCCCTCTTAAAGCTCTTGTTGCAGAACTACATTCACTTCCAGAACTTATTTCAGTTGTTAGATTTCCAAAATCAGATCCATTACCTAAAGTAGGAATGTTAACTGTTTCTACTAGACTTTTTGCTGCTGGTGAATTATAACCACCCAAGACTAAAGCTCTTCCTGTATTTCCACTAGGTAAAGGTCTTGTTCCTTGATACCCGTCGTTTAGTCCGCCGTGTGAGTTTGATACGCCTTTTGCTTTTTCTCTAGCAGCCGTCATATCTCCAAAATCTGTTGCTGTTCCACCTGTTGCAATTATTAATGAATCAATAGTATTACTATTTGGATAAGAGCCTGCAAAAACACCCTTAACAGAATTGTCCGCTCCACCACCTGCAGATCTTGCAACACTTAAATCTGCATAATCTGTTCCATTTCCTTGTGAAGCTATTGTAATAAAATCTACATTTGTAGATGGAGAACCACTTGCATACACACCTCTAGTTGAAGAAGAAACAGGCATACCATTTGATCTTGCCGCAGTTAAATCACCAAAATCTACAGCATTACCTGTGGTCATTATTTCTGTAAAATCTATAACATTAGATGCACTAGGTGTTGCACCACCCATATTTACTTGTCTTGTTGGTGAAGATGCAGATCCATGATTTTGTCTTGCTACCGTTAAATTTCCAAAATCAGTTGCGTTACCAGTAGATGCGATAGTAATATACTGCATTACATTATCTATACTTCCAGGATTACCACCAGTAAAAATACCTCTAATAGAATTTGAAGATCCATCTAAAGTTTCTCTAGTTGCTAAAAGATCTCCAAAATCTGCTGCATTACCCTCTGTAGGAAAAGTTACATA